ACCTCTCACTATTGAGCAGATGGCGAGGAAGAATGAAAAGATAAACTCATACTTGCAAAAACAGCAATAAAGGCACTTGTTTGTTGTAATTTATGCAATGATGTATAATACATAATGTCGGAGCCGTGCTCCATTAACTCATAAAGGTTGTACCTATATGTCGATTAAAGAAAAAATTGCCGAGTTAGGCATTGAAGAAGATAAAGCGAATGCACTTTCTGAATTGTTCGAAAGCGCGATTAGTCCACTTAAAGACGAAGTAACAAAATTGACTCAGGTCAAAGAAAACTTGCTTCAAGACAAGATTAAGTGGAAGGAGCAAAACGATTCAGCGCTGAGTGAGGCTGAAAAGATTAAGAATGAAGCGCTAAAACAGGCGGGTGACTGGGAAACACTAGAGGCTAACTTAAAGGCTTCTCATCAGTCAGAGCTTGACAAGTACAAAGAACAGATTGCAGGCCGAGATAAAATGATTTTAGGCAAGCAAACCGAAGCGGTTATTAATGAACTAGCGAATCAATTTGTCGATCCAAACGTTGGAAAGATGATGCTAAAGAACATGGTAACCACGAATTATTCAGAAAGTGGTGATGTTGTAACTTCGTTAAATGGTCTGGATGGTCAGAGTTTAGCGACAGATGCAGCAACATTTGCTGACAAGTTAAAAGGCATTGATGGTTTTTCCTCTGTGCTGAAAGGCGTTGACTCCTCCGGTGGTGGTGCTCAAGGCGGGTCTGGTAGCGGTGCTGCTGGCGGAAAAATGACATTGACTGAAATGGCTATGAAGGCTAATTCAGATCCAAATTTCGCACAACAATTTAATAAGGGCTGATTATGGCTACTACACAGATTTCTGACATTTACAATCCGCTAGTGTTCGCAGGTGCAGAGCAAGAAGCGCAGATTGAACTAAATAACTTTATCGCCTCTGGTGTTATGGTTGAAGACCCACGCTTGACTCAAATGGCTACCGTTGGCGGTAACATTGGCGAGCTACCTTTCTTCAAGCCGCTTGGCACTCAAGAGCCTAACTACTCCAATGACGTTCAAGGCGATACATCAACGCCTAACAAAATCACCAAAGCGGTGATGAAGTACCGTCTAGCAAGTCAAAACCAATCTTGGTCAACTATGGATTTGGCTGGCGACTTGGCGCTTCAAGACCCAGTTCAAGCCATTACAAACCGTATTGGTAGCTACTGGGCGACAACTAACGAACGTCGATTGATTCAGTCTACTATGGGCATTCTTGCGGATAACGTGGCGAATGACTCAAGTGATATGGTTGTTAATATTGCTACGGATGCGGCTGGTGCTCCAACTGACGCAGAGCTAGTAAGTAACGATGCAATTCTTGATGCTCAACAAACCGCAGGCGATCACCAGGGCGGTTTCTCTGCTATTGCTATGCACTCTGTGGTTTACAGCCGCTTGCGTAAGCAACAGTTGATCAACTTTATTCGTGACGCTGACAACAACACGCTGTTCCAGACTTACGGCAACCTTCGCGTTATCGTTGATGATTCACTGTCTGCTGTAGCTGGTACAAACCGAGTGACTTACACGACTGTAATCTTCGGTACTGGTGCAGTTGTTGCTGGCATGGGGCGCACTGCCGTTCCTTCTGAGCTAGATCGTGAGCCTTCGCATGGTAATGGTGGCGGCGAGTCTATCCTGTACTCACGCCGCGCTGACATTATCCATCCACTAGGTTTTGAGTTTACTTCAAGCTCTGTTGCTGGTCAGTCTGCTACGCTTGCAGAGCTTGCTACGGCAGCCAACTGGAATCGCGTATGGGAGCGTAAGAACGTTCCATTATGTTTCCTACAGACTAACGGATAAATATACGGGGCCATAGCGCCCCTTGAATTTAAGGTGCTTACATGGCCAAGAAAGAACTAACGAACAACGAGCATAACGCCGAAATCTTCAAGCAAGTAAAAGTTCTTGAGGATAAGATTGCAGAGCTAAAAGAAGGCTTGAAACCTGCTGAACTTCCAAAGCAAGCAGATTTGAATATGTGCAATCAACTAGCTCGAAAGGCTCAAACAAAACCAGTAAAGGTGAACCCTAAACTGGTGGCGGAAGAGTCAGGGGTTAAGAATTAGATTTGTTTAACATTAAAAGCCTCCTTAGTTGGGGGCTTTTTCTTTAAGGAATTGTTATGTCTACATACAGGACGCAAACAGAAGAAGAGGAGATTCTAAATCATCTCCTAGAGGCTATTGTCATCGCTAGTGGTGGAAATGTTACTGGTGGTGATAAAATTACTTTGCTAAAGGATTGGCTAGAGGCTGTAGGGGGTTAACATGCCAAGTGTAAATGAATTACTAGAGAAGATTCTAAATGCTATTGAGTCTGGGGGTAGCACGCTTCCTTCCGGCGGCCCCTTTGTTGTGGAAGACCAGGCTTACGTACCTACATCATCGAGTGGTATTACTGTAAATAACTTTAACTCAGTTACCTTTGCAGGAACTCCGCTAAGTACCACAAATGACTTCTACACAAACCCAGTTACGGCGCTAGCTTTGGTTACTGACCCGTTACCAGATGGTAACTACACAATCCAAGTTAACTTTGGCTTTGGTGTTAGCGGATTCTTTGATACCTTCGCTGGCAATATTTGGACTGACGGTATTGAGTCTGACATCAAAGAATTCAGGCAACGACTATCAAGCGGTCAAGACTCGCCCTTTGTTGGTGTTGAGGCTCCTTTAATTATCAATGACGGACTTAATCAACCTCATACCATTGAGCTTAAATTTGGTCGCGCTAATGGGGTTGGCAATGACGAAGCGCAAGTTTGGTATGCCAACGTTCGATTGCAGAGTGAGGTTTAATCATGGCAGATATTACAGTTCAATCATCGGTTAGCTCTCTGAGGGCTTTAGTTCAAGCGCTACCGCAAAATGGTGTATTTGATGGTCAAGTCACTTACAGGCCGGCAACTACAGACCTACAAGGCAATTCAATTGCTGCTGAATGCACGATAGTAAACACCACAGCAACAGAACCGCAGTTTAATGCGGCTATCGCAGACGCGCAGCCTGGCACTTTAATCTCTAACAAGACATTTAGGATTGCCGAGGCGGAAGCTAAAACTAGTGAGTTATCATCGCAAGGTACTACATTTCAAGACTCTACCGCTACGACTCGCGGTCCCATTGCTGTAACCGAGGATAATAGAGAAGAGTTAAGGTCGTTTAAGCTTGATGTTGCTGACGGTTTAATTAACTTCCCTCAGTTAATCTCAGCTCTAGACGGTCGCGGTGTTGCTCTTAACAACCAGACTGACCTAGATAATGCGTATGCAGCTTTGATTGCTAGAGGCGTTTACTTGTTAGGCGATCAGACCAATGGTGACTCATCTCTTGGTGAGGCTGCTTTGGTTATCGCTATTGTTAACGCAGTTGACCAGGCTGCGCTAAATGAAATAGTTGATACGCGAG